CGCCGGAAACGCCAGCCGTAGCCGCGCCGTACTTGCCGGCCGTAGCCGCGCCGGCATCGCCGGCCGTAGCCGCGCCGTACTTGCCGGCCGTAGCCGCGCCGGCATCGCCGGCCGTAGCCGCGCCGGAAACGCCAGCCGTAGCCGCGCCGTAATCGCCAGCCGTAGCCTGTTTGGGGTCTGTGTGTTTCATCGTTGTGTGCTCTTTCACATACTGGATTTGAGCTTTTACAAGTCCGGCAATACCGATTTCTGCTTTCACGGCAATCTTTTTACCGCAGCGCTTGGAATCGCCGCTCATTTGGTAGCTCACATCATCGAGATCAACCTCACAATAACGGCTCGTTTTGCTGGGTGCATAATATGCGAACACATCCAGCGGGCGCTCACAGGCATGGAAACCACTTTCGCACAGTTTGGCAGTTGATTCCTCGTAGGTCTTGCCGATTTCATACTGGAAATCACGGCATTTCAGGTCTTTGTCAAAGCCTTTATACATTTTCATGAATGTTTTCCTCCTGTTTGAGAATCAGCCCGCACAGGGCGTTGAGCGCCAGCAGGGCGGCGAGGGTGGCGGGGATGTTGAGAGAACCGAGCGCAGCCAGCAGCAGCACCAAATCTGCGGTGATTGCAAGCTTGACGGCTGCGCGTTTCAGTGATAGAATACAGTTAGAGCTTTTTGCGATGCTCTGTTCGTTTTGCCGTCTCTGTGTGCCAGCACATGGGCGGCATTTTTTTGTTGCTGCTGCCATCATTCTTTGATTTCCTCCCATTCAAAGCGGCCCTTGCCGCTGTTTCTCCACTGCCCAAGCCCGCGCTTTGCGCCGTAGTCGAGGCATTCACGAACCATATCCTCAAGCTTGGGGTCAAGGCATTCGATTTCAAACTCTGCTGTTGCACCTGCGGGAACGCTCTCCGACTTTGCGATGCTGACGCGTTCGCCCATCGGGGTTTGCGCCCGCAGGGGGCGCTCGCAGAAATCAACCTTCATGCCGTGCAGGTCGTAGGGAATCTCGCGCGGGGTAACGAAAATCAAGCCATCGATAGCCTGTTTGTACGCCTTGATAGCTGCGCAAGCCTTGCCGCCTGCATAGCCAGCCTTGCCCGCTTTGGCAAGCATTTTGCAGCTGTCCTTGAACATACCCTTTACCTGATAGTCATACAGGAACGGCGTGCCGTCGGCAGTTTTGGGAAAGACGGTGACGCGGTCTTCTGCGTTCTGCGCCTTGATATTGTCCACTTCTTCGGCGGTGAGGTCGCCGGTGGGGGCCTTGCTGGCAATATAGGTTGCGAGAAGTTCTTCATTGCTGGGGGAAGAACCGAGAACTTCTTCCAAAAGAGTGATTTTTACTTTCATGGTGGTTGTCTCCTTTTTTAATAAAATCGGTTGCTTTTCGGTGCCTATGCCAGTCTACGCAATGCCTACGCAATGCGGTACTCCGCCATGCCGTTGCGGTGTCATTCGTCGCGTGGCCTCGCCATTCCATTGCCAATCAGAGCAAGCAGCACAAGGCTTTTCCACTGCTAATCAAATCGGTGCCTCCGAAAAACCTTGCCGGGCTATTCCGTTGCGTTGCATCTCTGTTCACTGCATCGCCTTGCCTTCGCGTCGAATCTCAATGCTATGCCTCTGCGTCGCAACGAAGCGCTTTGCCGAAGCGGTGCAACTCTACTCATTGCTTTGCCTTGGCAAAGCAACTCTCCGCCTTACCTTGGCTCTGCGAGACATTTCATTTCCGTTGCAACTCACTTCAATACCAAGCCTTGCCTTTGCAGCTCCATACACGGCTTAGCCTTTGCTTATCTAACGAAGCAGTTCCGTTGCCATGCAATGCACCTCCATGCCATTGCTGTGCCTGGCTAAGCGGCGCAATGCCGCTGCTACATAAGGATTTCTCGCAGCTCGGCAAGAACGCTGTCGATGCGCTCCTCGCGGGTGAGTTCGTGCGGTTTGCCGGGTTTGACGCGCCCGGATGGGAAGTAAGTTGCGAACTCGTCAAGCGAGATGTCAAGCATCTGGCAGACGGTGCAGACCTCCGGCCAGCGCCAATCATTAGCGCCGTTGATGCGGTTTGACATCTGCGTTTTGGACAAGGCGCAGACATCTGCAAGGCGCTGTTTGTTGTAGCCCTTGCTTTTGATTAGAGCTGTAAAAGCAAGGTTTGTCATGGTGGTCACTCCTTTCTTTCTGCGATCAGTTCACTTACAGCCGCTTCCATCTTTTTCTGAATGTCGGGCGGTTTGCGCTTGCTGTTCAGAATCAAGCAGATATACGGCTTACCGTAACCGAGCTTTTTTGCTACATCTTCATAGGAAATGTCGTTGTTGTGCATCTTCCCAATCAAACGACCAGTCCAAGCTTCGGGCATTTTTTCACCTCCCTAGTAAAAATTAGAAGTAAACAAAATTGACTGCCGCGACACAATACGCTATAATCTGAATTGCCAGAGTAAGGCAGAAAGGAAGGTGGTCGTCCCTTGACCCAACTTTTGAGTATGCCAGTTCCAGACTAAAGAAATTGCGTAACGCGCTATGGCTTAAACGGCTGCCCCAAAGCTGCCAAAGGTTACGGCAAGTCCACAGAATTGCAAGTTCGTTTTGCAAGCAGCGGATGCGCATTGCACAAAGGACCGTGTACTTGCCCGCTCACATTGAGCGGTTCCGTTGCTGCAAACTTGTTCTGGTAAAAAACTTTGGGAAAAATCCGTCTGCTAACGAACAGCAGGCGGATTTTTTTGCTGTCGCGGCAGTGTAAGGTGTTGCAAATGTTTACAAAACGTGCTATATTGTAGTTGTCAGATACGTAATAGCATTTAGTTCAGGCATATAGCTGTCTGGGCTTGGTGTTTTGTTGCGTTTGTTGCCTTACAAGTGCCATTATAACGTAAACATACGCAACAGTCAAGCGATTTTGTTGCTTTTGTTTACGTTTGTATGATTGCACAAATAATTAGGTGAAAAATTGTATGTTCTATGACAACTTTATTAGATTGTGCGCAAAAGAAAACATATCCCCCAGTGCGGCAGCAGAAGAGATGGGATTTTACAGGTCTGTTGTTACTCGCTGGGGCAAGGGAGGGAACGTTCGTAAAGCAACGCTTGAAAGGGTAGCAAACTATTTTGGCGTTACCGTAGACGACCTCATAGGAGACGATTCCGCGCAAAAAGAAAAGCCCACCGCGCAAGGCGATGGGCTAAAACTAGATTCCTATGAAGACATCGATCAGTGGCTTGACACTTTAGATGGCAAAGGTCTTGATATGGTAATTGCGATGGCAGCAGCAAAGAAGGTGAAAGTCAATGAAGATAAATCCTGATTGCGTCCGAGATGTTATGCTCGGTCTTGAAGAACAGCTCGGTTTGTTCCTGAATGATAAATGCAGTATGGAGTTTGAATGTTCCAGCCCTGATAAGCTGAAAAAATCCTCTTTTATGAGGGGCAAAGGCTATTCCCGGGAAGATATATTTTATTCTTGCTTGCAGGCTGCTGAAAATGGCTATATCGTGGCAGAATATCGAATAGACAAAGAACTCAGAACGATAGAGTTTTTTTATATTATGTATATCACGCCAAAAGGCCATGACTTTATTGCGTCAATTTCCAATCAGCAGACGTGGCAGAAAAAAATAAAGCCCACCTTGTCAGCGGTTGGCAATGTGTCTCTTACTGTGATTGAAACGATTGCAAAAGGTGCGGTAACTGCGCTTATTGAGCATCATCAATCCGGCTCTTAAAGGCATTGTGCGGGCGGAACGCCGTGTTCCCCTGTGCTGCAATTACACTGGCCGCAATAGCTCTGTCCAGCTCTAACGGAAGATTTTGTGCATCGTAAAAGTTCATGCCGGAGACTTCAATCAGTTTCAGCATTTTTTCGATGACTTCATCCTTTTTCTTCCTGTACTCGCTGTCGTCGCACTTGTTGTAGACATCAATTCTATCCCGCATTGCTTGTCTCCTTTATAACCTCATTACAAATTGCAATAGCATCTTTGAGCGGCAGTTCCCGCATAAGTTGCTTTGCGCGTTCTCTTAAACTAAGTATCGTACTTTTTTCGACTTCTGTCAATTGTTCTTTTTTCATCATAATTCCCCCAAATTAAATAAGGTTGTGATACTATGGGCTTTTTTGACTTTTTGAAGCCAAAACCGCAAAAGCCTGTTCCTGTTAAACAAACGCAATCAAAAAGGATTGAAAATGTCGTGTTTGATGATCCAGAAATTAGAAAGTTACAGCGCGATTTAAAAGCGCAGGACAAGCAGCTTGAACAAATCAAATACGCAGAATCCTATTTTGAAAAAACGGGTGATATTGGGTTTTTGGTTGAATTTTGGGAGGGCATCTGGAAAAGCGGCGGGCTGCTGTTCAACGGTTCAAAATGGACATTCCGGCTCCCTGATTTGTATATAAAAATTGGCGAATACGATAAAGCACTTTCTATTTTAAAGAAAATAAAAAATCCGTATTACACAGATAGGCGAGATTCTTATATTGAACGAGTGAAAAAGATGCAAAGTAAGAACCGATAAGTGTATTTTACACAACCAGCAGTTGTGTTTCAACAGTTTCACAAAAATACTCATTTGTCAAGTATTTGCTGTCCTATATATCGGATTTCCAGCACTTGACAACCGTTTTTTTTGGTCGTTTCCGTCCATGATGGGACGGCGGCTTGTTTACCAGCCTTTCCATTTGTCTGCCCCCCTTGACCAAAATTGTACTGCATTCACATATGTTTTTTTGTCGGAGGATGTAAATAACCAAAAAAGAAACTGCGATACACGACTGATCGTCGGCATTTGCATCGTATCTGTCGTGTTTATCAGATATTAAAAAAGCCCCTGCCGGTGTTCGCACCACCGGCAAGGGCAAGAGCCGTCAACATAAAAAGTTGACGGCATTATTATAACACACAAAAAAAGGAGCCGCAATATGAAAAGAACAAATACAGCGAGATGGATTGAATCTGCCCAGCGTTGGCAGATAAACGTGCAGAAAGACGGCGTGCGCAAGACGTTTACCAGCGCCAAACCGGGCCGCACAGGCCAGAGGGAAGCTAACAAAAAAGCAGATGAATGGCTTGACATAGGCGTAAAGACGGAACGCATTAAGGTTTCTGACGCATGGGAACAGTTGCTGCAGCAGAAAAAACTTGTGTCTGATGCAGAATACAAAAACATGGCATCGTTCGGCCGCTCCCATTTGCTGCCGGCCATCGGGATCAAGTCGATAAAAACCGTTACTGAACAGGATTTCCAAAAAATTATAGATTATGCGTTTCGCCATCCACAGGGGAACAGCAAAGATCCCTTATCCAAAAAGACGTTACAGAACTATGCCAGCTACTGCAAGCAGTTTGTGAATTTTTGCCGAAAATCAAAATGGACAACGCTTGAGCTTGAGGAGTTACAGATTCCGGCAGCGTCCAGAAAAAAAGGAAAGAACGTGCTGACAGTTGAAGCGCTGAACACGCTGTTAAAAGTAGATACGACCATCATGCGCGGAAAATCTGTGCATGATGAATACATAAATTATTATAGGTTCCAAGTGCTAACAGGCATGCGGCCCGGTGAAATGCGGGGGCTGCGATGGGAAGATGTTGACGGGAATCTGTGCAGACTAAAGCAGGCTATCAATGCGCACGGTCAAATCACGCAGGGAAAAAACGAAAACGCATTGCGCACGGTAGTGCTATCCAGACGCGCAGTGGACGTGCTGGAAGCTCAGAAAGCAGTGACTGGAAAGCAGGCCTATATCTTTCCAATGGCATCCATGCACACCTATTACCACCGCTGGCAGCGCTATCAGCGCTCTAATGACATGCCGGAGCTGAGTCTTTACGAACTGCGCCACACGTTTGTGAGTATTGCGAAGGAGCTGCCGACTGGCGAGTTAAAGCAGCTAGTCGGGCATAGCGAGGATATGGACACATACGGCACATACTCCCACTACATCGCTGGAGATGACGAACGGACAGCCAAAAACCTACAAGAAATCTTTGATAGATTGGTGGACTAAAAAGTACACACTAAAAGTACACACTTTTTTTCTTAAATGTATGAAATAATAGAAAAAGTATGTGATAAAGCAAAAAATATAGCAATATACCGCTATATTTTCAACCACTAAAAGCATTGTGTATAGTTCGAGTCCTGTCACCTCGACCAAAACAAATGCCGTAGATTCGTTATAATCTACGGCATTTTCTTTTTCAAGTACACGTTTTAGTACACACTCGCCTATTTTCTCTGCAAACTGTGTACCAAATCATTATACACATCAGGTCTCACTTCTTTCAGCGCATCCATAAACTCATCCAGCACACGCCACACTCGCCCGGTATCGGCCTTTTTTACAATCTCCAAAAATTCACTCATCCTGTAAACGCTCCAATTTCCGCATTACGCCATTGTATACTTTAGGATTTGCCACATACAGGGCAGACATAAGCTCATCCAGTACGTTCAGCGCCGCTGTTGTGTCTACGTTTGACACAGCCCGTAAAAAGTCGCTGCTGCCAACAGCAGCCCTTGTAGACGGCTCTGCCGCTTCGTAGTAGCGCACAGGCTCTTGCAGTTCTGCTTTCTGCGGGGGATGGGATGCATCTGCAAGCTGCTGATTTTTCACAACATACAATGCCGCCAAATTTTTAACTCTGGTCATGGTGAGTTCGCTGTTTTCGATTTCGGCTATAGCGCCGTCAATCTCTCGCACGTCAACCATAGCCCTTACACCTCACTTTAACCGTTTCGCATCGTGTCAATGCAGCGCTGGATGACTTCCCTGTCTTTGCTGTCAGCCCCGCGCATAATATCTTCCATGCGGGAAATCAGTGAATCGCGCCCATCGTCCATGCTGTAGTGCCCGCGCACATAATGCGAACCGCGCCGCGCATAGCTGCTGCCGCGTCCATAATTGCCGCGCATGTTGGCGCTCCAATCACCATCGCGGCTGTAATCCTCATCGCGGCTGTAACCGTCATCTTCCAGCATGACAATTTTATCGATGTTTTTGATAGTGTCAGTCAGCTTGTGAACAGTTTCCAAGTCACCGGCAGACATTTCACCCTTCTTTCCGATTTCGTCCAGTTCTGCGCACAGCATGTCTTTCAAGTCATACAAAACTCTTTTACTCATGGTTTACTCCTTTCAGCTCACTCTCTCGACCACAAAGTTTGCGTTCGCAAACAAAACGGTTTGTGTGCTTGTATTTTCGGCGGCAACGGTCAGGCAGCAGCCGCGCGGAACTTCAACAAAAGACGTCACATAGATATTAAAGAAGTTTTCTACTGCTGCCGGTGTCACGGTTGCAGTCGCACTGTTCAGCGGTTCACCGTTGATGGCAAGCGCCGCCGTAATAGCTTCTACTGTGCCGCCTGTAGGGATAGCAACGTTTGCACCGAAGCCCACTTTGAAACGAGCTTTGCACTGGTTCGTAATGCCGCGCAGCGTAACAATACCGGCGCCCTCTCTGTGTACGACACAGCCCTTACCCGCTACTGCCGTTTCCGTCAGCGGCACGTTCTGGCCTGCTGCCACGCTCACAGTATTGGCGTTTGTAAATTCAGCCATAAAATCATTCCTTTCAAAAAAAGATAGTGGCGGGACGATTGCCCCGCCACATTTTGCACTATCGGCACGGGGCCGAACATGTCAGATGTTCCGACAAGTTGCCGTATTCATTTTTAGCATCCGCAGCCGTTGCAGGCTCCGCAATTCCCATACTGATACGGTGCGGGAACGGGGAAAGCAGGAACAGGGCGGGGGTTGTAGTAAGCGAGCTGCCCGCTCATATAGGCTTTCAGCGTTTCATTCTGCGCAGCCTGACTTGCGGCAAGCTGTGCGGCAAAAAGCTGCTGGTTCTGCTCGGCAATCTTGGCATCCTTCGCTTCAATGCGCTGTGCGGTCATCGCGTCAAGAATCGCTCTTGCGTTGGCATTCTGGTTGTCGATGATGTCTCGTGTGCCAGTGTTGATGCTCTGCCGGGTCTCACATGCCTGTGTCGCAAGATTGTAATTCACGCCCTGAATCGCCTCGCGGGTTTCGCAGCAGCAGTTGGCCTGCTGCATCTGCATGGCATTCAGCTGCTGCATAAATGCCGCCTGCTGGTTTGCGCGGCTGATTTCAGCTGACATAAAGCCGTTGCTCATGCCCTGCTGTACGCCGTTGATAAGCTGCGCCTGCTGATAAAAGCCATCGCACAAGCCATTGTTCACGTTGTCAATTTTGCGCTCAATGTTGGCGAAATCAGAGGTCAGCACATAGCCGTCAACCACCCCAGCGCCGTTGCCAGCATTGTTGCCCCAGCCGTTACCATTGCCCCAGCCGCCAGCAAAAATGAACAGAAACAGCACAATCAGCCACAGAGCGCCGTTATCGCCCCAGCCGAAGCCGCCACCATTAGAATTGGCGTTTGCGGGCTGAACCGGCATAGTCATTACAGTTCCATCCGAAGAAAGACTCATAATTGTTCTCCTTAAAAAAATATTATACAAATCTGCGCAGATTTTGTATTTTGTGGTATAATAGAAACAGAATAATCCACCACGTAAGGGAGTACAGTTTATGGAAAAATGGTTACCTGTTCCGAATTACGAAGGCTTATATGAAGTAAGCAATTTAGGAAAAATAAAGAGCATAAATTACAATCATACGAAAGTAGAAAAACTTCTTTCCGAAAAGAGCCATAAAAGCGGTTATAAAACCGTTGTCCTATGTAAAAACGGAGAAAAGAAAAACAAATCCATTCACATTCTTGTCGCGAGCGCATTTATACCAAACCCGCAGAAGAAGTGTCAAGTAAATCATATTGATGGGAATAAATCAAACAACTGCGTTGAAAATTTAGAATGGGTTACTGCGTCAGAAAACATTCGACATAGTTTTGTTTCTCTTGGTAAAAAGTCTCCAAATAAGGGAAGATTTGGGGAAAGTCACTATGCGTCTGTTCAAATATTCCAGTATTCACTTGATGGAAAATTTGTCCGTGCTTGGGCTTGTATTTCCGATGCTGCGAGGAAACTCAGTTGCAATCCATCACAAATATTGAACAACGCAAAAGGGAGAACGAAAACGTGTCACGGATTTATGTGGCGTTACGAAAAAGCCGAAAGAATAGATAATTCTCCAGTGCTAAACAGGAAAACCCACAAGAAAAAAGGATTATAACAGCCCCTGAAACTGCTGCGCCATTGTCTGCAACTGGTTAAGCTGCTGCTGGCTCATCTTCCCGGACTGCAGTAGTTTCTGCACCTCTTGTTTCGGGTCGCCCTGAAAATTCTGCCGAAACTGCTGAAACTGCTGCATCATTTGCTGGAATTGTCCCATCGCGCCCGGCATTTTGCCGCCGCCAAGAGCGTTAAACAGAGGGTTGCTCATTGTCTGCCTCCTTTTTCTTGCGCGTCAAAGGTTTATCCGCCGCCAGCGCGTCAAAGCGGGCTGTCAACGCGTTGAACTCTTGCCGTGTGACATATTCCTCTTTAGGTTTTTGCGTTGTCTGTGCGGGCTGTTTCTGGCTTGCCGTGCGTTCCGAGTAGTCAAAAACGCGCAATGGCTGCGGCATACCGCTGGCGTCGGTGGACTTAATGTAAAATGTACTGTTTTCGCTGTCCATCAGCAGTACGCTGTTCCCTGCCGCCACCATATACGCTTTGGCTCCTTCTTCACCCTGCACCCAGATAATAGGCGAGCTTTGCTGTGCCGGTTGCTGCTGCGGATATGCCGCTTGCCGGAGCTGTGTAAGCTGATCGGGCATGGCCGAAGGCATCTGCTGCCCCATTGGATAATAGTTCGGCATATAGCTGGGCTGATACGGTACGCCAAACGCCATAGTCAATCATCCTTTCTGCCAGTAGTACAGCGGCACTTCATCGCCGCTGTCCCATGTATCCAGCCAATCGCCATTTTGCACGCACACAACATGCGTAGCCATTGCCAAAATATACGTGCCGTCCGAGTGGTCTTTTGCAAACTGCGCCACTGTGTAACAATCCGGGCAGCTGTTTGGCAACGTGTAGCGCTTCCACCCACATCGCCGCAGATAACTGCCCCAGACATAGTTTGCAGACGGCATATCATGAAGTTCAAATCCTGCCAACACAAGCGCCGCATATACAGTCGCCCACTCTTGATGCGTTGCGGCTGCAATGGCTCTGACTGTACAATCTCCAACGCGCTTTTGTTCCGGGTTTAGGTTGATTTGCTTGTATGCCATCCGAACCGCTCCTTTTATATAAATTGTACACAAAAAGACGGCACACTGTGGGCCACCGAAGTGCCAACATTGTGCCGTCTTTGGGACAAAATAAAAAAGGCGCGGCCACAAAAGCAGCCGCGCCCTTTAAATCAGCCTATTTTGTTTTTGATGCTGTGTACGCGCCGTTTTACCGTGCGCTCGCTACAATTCAGTTCTGCCGCAATATCAGCATTGCGCCAGCCGCGCCGCCGAAGCTGCAAAACATCCGTTTCTTCATCGGTCAGCAAACCGCCGACAAAATCAAACTTTGGCATGATTACTCATCCTTCTTGTTCTTGCTTTCGGTCTGTGTTCCAAAATAAAAGGCTACGACCATTGTAACAATGGTCATCACTGTGTCCGGCTGCAGGCCGCCCCGCAGTGCCATTACGGCAAAAACAGCAACGACAACCAGCGTCACAATGGTTTTTACCTTAATAAGCGCTGCCAGATTTTTCAAAAAATCGCCCATAGATATGCACCCTCTTTCAGCCGATCAGATGCTTCTGCAAATCTTTCTTTGCTTTCTGCATCTGGTCAATGTTGTTTCCATCCAGATTGTGGTCAAGCAGGGCAAGCAGCGCCTGCATGGTCACGCGCTGCCCCTCGTCCATGCGGTCAAGCCGCTGTTTGTCGTTTCTCAAGAATCCCTCCATGGCGTTCACCCGCTCTTCAAGCTGTGTAATGCGTTTGTCCTGGTCGGCTTTCGGCTTTTTTATGGCAGTGATGACTTTGCTGATGGCAACGCCACCGGCATACAGTCCGGCAGCAGCGCCCGCCGCGTAAATCAAAAACGCCCAAGCCTCCGCAAGTGTAAACGAAAATACATGCTGCATCGGCATCACACCTCCGCCCATTCAGATTTATACAGCCCGGCATCGGTCAGGCCGCGGCTCTGGCACACGGCAAAGACGGCGTCTGCATCGCCCTGCGAGACCGGCCCTACCGTGATGACCTGCAGCTTGCCGGTGCCGTTCCGGGCCGTCTGAGCGCCGCTGGCGGCCTGCTCGGGCAGCTGTACAGCGTGCTCGCCGGGGCGGTATGTAAACACCTGCCCGCTCGCCGTGGTAAAATCGCTGTCCATCCACACAAGCGGGTTGGTGCGCTTGCCGTTCAGAATCACTTCAAAGTGCAAATGCGCGCCAAACACATTCCCGGTCACGCCGCTGAAGCCGATGAGCTCGCCCTCCTTCACCTGCTGGCCGTACTTGACGCAATAGCCGCTCAGGTGCCCGTACCGCGTCTGCAGCACACCGCCCTTGTAGGGCGCGTGCCTGATGCGCACCATGTCGCCATAGCTCTGCATACCCGTCCGGGTGTGGCCGTCCCAGTCCTGCACCTGATCCACGGTGCCGTCCTCGGCAGCGTATACCGGCTGCGTGCTGGTATTGCCGATCTGGGTGCGCAGGTCGATGGCCTGATGCAAGCTGCCATCGTTGTAGTACCACCCCTGCGTGATGATGTGCTGGGCCAGAGGCCAGCGCAGCAGTACCTCACCGTTTGAAAGTCTCATTGTATCACCTCATCATTGTCCATCACAAGCGCTTCATACTCATCCAGCAGATCCCGCGCGGCCGGTATGGCCTCGCGGTAGTCCCACAGCACAAGCATCACCCGCGCCAGCAGATCGGCCTCCTCGCTCATTCTTCCACCGGCGGCGTGGGCCACTGCACCGCGTAGGGGAAGCCCGCCTGCTCGGGCACATCCCGCAGGGCCTGCCGGTAGGCCTTCCAGTCGGCCTTCACCGTCTTGGCATCGCCCAGCACAGTCCAGTCCGTGGCGGCGATCAGCTTGTCCCGCTCTGCACGCACAGCAGCTGCAGCGGCATCGTAGTCGTGCTGCCTGACCAGCGCGGCCCACGCATCCGGGTTGGTGCTGATGCCGCCGGCGGGCAGCGCTGTGACCATCTCATAGGTCGTATACTGCCAGCCGTGCCGGGGCGTGTCCATAGCGGACACAGCGTCGTGGGTGACTTCCTGCTCATCCTCATAGAGCCGGATGAGCGTTGCTCCACCGGGCAGCGGCTCACACTCAAAGCGATCGCGCCGCTCTGCGCACTCAGTTTTTACCATGTGTAATCACTCTCCTTATATTTTTGTATCTTGTCAATATCGGTCAGTTTTGTGGGGCCCCCGCTTAGCCGGGGATAGAAAGGTCCGCCGAACGGTCCCACCAGATCCACGAAGCGTCGCCGGGGAGGGCGAGGCTGAATGCACCCGCGATGTCACCGCCCCTGGAGAGCGCACCGCGCAGAGCGACACGGGTGCCACTCTTGTTGATGTAGAAATAGTCGGCCAGATGGGTTCCGCTGCTGCCGCCGACTTCCTTTGTGATCTGCAGCCACGGGAACCGCTCATCCGCCTGGAGGTTCTTTGCCCAGCCCTCGTTAGGCAGCGTGAGGGAATCCAGCTTCGTGTAGTTCTCAACGCTCGACCAGTTGTAGTTGGTGTCGTTGCAGATGTAGGGCACGCCGTCAACGATTTTCCAGTCGCACTCAAAGCGCCACTGGTTGCCATAGAGCGGGTTCTCGCAGCCGTAGAACACAAAGCTGTGCTTGCCGTCCGTGTTGCTCACAGGGCTGCCGCAGGTGGAGATCACGCTGTTGGCCGTGCCGGCGGACTGCATGATGCGCCAGATTTTGTGGTCGGTGGTCGTGGTGACCGCATCACCGTCAAAACTGACCTTGACATTGGCGCTGTCGCCGTCAATAGCCTCTACAGCGGTGACGATGCGGCGCTTGGCAATGCTCTCATCCTCGCTGCCGGTGCCGATGGAGATGACATTGCCGACCTCCAGCACGCCCTTGGCGACCGTGACGGCACTCTCTCCGGTGCGTGCTCCGGTGATGGCGATGTCGGTTGCGTACAGCGACACGCAGCCGTTAATTTTGCTCTGAAAATTCCGCGTGCCATACACAACAGTCATCAAGTAGGCCAGTACCTCAAAGTCAGCGCTTGTGCCGATGCTGTAAGTCTCGCCCCAAAGCCGTGCCGCAGCCAAAAACTGCGAGATCGTCTTGTTGCCGGTGGAGACAACGCCCGCAATGCTGTGCAGCTTGCCGTCCGCACCGATGCTGCCGGGGAAGGCGGGCAGGTAGCACTTCTGCTTGAGGGAGCCGTCCGCGTTCTGAAACTTCTTCGGTGCGCGGAATCCCGGCATCGGCACCGCCGACACGTGCGGATTTACATCAAGCATGCCGGAGACATAGAACAGCGGCACCTCAACCAGCACCTCACCGTTCGTGCCATCCTCAATGTAGCCGGGCTGGCCCTTGTAGGCGTTGACCGTGACCGTGCCGTCCGCGTTCAGCGTGCAGCAGCAGCGCCGCATACCCGCCCAAGGATAGACGCCGTCAAAGTCGTTTTGTCCTGCGCTGGTATCGGTGCCGGGGGTAAACACAAACTCCGCAGCTGCCCCCGTCCGCGTGCCCGCGCTGGTACTGCCGGAGAAGTCTACACCGTAGAATGTAGCACCAACAGCCGAAGCCGCAGCCTTGGCAGATGCCGCCGCAGCATTCGCGCTCTGGTCTGCCTGCGTAGCACTGGTCTGGGCGGCGTTCTTGGCCGCGTTCGCCTCGGCCAGATTCGTGCCGGCGTTCGCCAGCAGCGTGCCGAACTCATCGCGCGTGCCGGTGTAGCCGTGCGCCTTGGCGTCAGCGTAGGCGGTCACAGCGCCCAGATCGGTGGTAAAAACAGAACTATCAGCCATGAATCTGTACCTCCAAATTCGTGTCATTGACAATAGCAAAATCAATCTTATCTTTCAGATTGGTCGTGCGCGTGTACATCAGATGCCCCGTGTCCGGGTCAACGCCCATCTGCATGTAGCCGTTGCTCAGCGCAGCCTGCCGCGCCAGCTCCACGCTTGCATCAACTTGCTGCTGCTTTTCGGTCACATCCGCTTGGCGCTCCTTGACATCGGCCTGGATCGTCTCCATCTGTGCCAGCTTGTCCGCCACGCCCGCCTCATTGACCTTGGTTGCCGCATCGCCCGCAGTCTTAGCCGCAGCAGCCGCAGCATCCGCCGACTTTTTAGCTGCCTCCGCGCTGTCGGCCGCGGCAGTGGCAGAATCGGCAGCCTCCTTGGCCTCGCTCTCTGCGTTGTCCTGTGCAGTCAGTGCATCCCTTGCCGCAAGCCGCGCACCATCGCTGGCCGCCTCTGCCGCTTCTTTGGCAGCAAGCGCGGTCCCTGCATACGGCCCGGCCTTGGCAGCATCTGCCGCCGCATTTTCCGCCGCCTGCTGTGCCTTTTCAGCATTTTCTTGAGCCTTATTTGCGTTAGCTTTGGCTTCTGACGCATTTTGAGCAGCTGCCTCCGCGTTTGATTTAGCTTGCATAGTTGCTTCAAGCACCTGCGCCGCCAGCTCGGGCGTCGGCTCTGCATCCGCGCCGCCGTATACGCCCGCTTGCTCAAGAATAAGATACTCCACGTTACAACTCGCCCGCTGCACGCTGGAGGCCAGCCCGGCCAGCACAAGCACGCCATCCTTAGCCTCCTTCGTTACCTCGGGCGGCACATCCATGGCATCCCCATCCAGCAGGGCCACGCGCAGCGGCTCTTCCCGCCCGGGGATGTGCCATGTTGCAGTGAGATTTAGACCATCCCACCCGGCCCCGCGCTCAATCTTGATACTCTCCGTGCCAAAGCTGGAATTAGTCCCTAGCACCAACTTTCGCGGAATTGGGGTGTAGTTATCCAGCCTTAAAGTATGTACCATGCTCTACCTCCTTAGGCGTTGATTATGATCGGCTCCCTCATGGTTTCATTTCTCATGCTGATTTCATGAATAATAGTTTCGGACATTATTTCACGCTCCTTTCTTAGTAGATCATATACACCTTAAACAAGACATTGGATATAAAAGCGCCAGCTTTTCCATAAGACTGTGCGCCGACAGTCAACATGCCGGTATCAGGATTGTAAGAAACATAGTCAGCGCAGGCTCCGCTTCCGGAAGTAGCAACATCGGTGCTGTTCCCGCTCCAAGCATAAGGGACGGTATAAAAATTACTGCGGCTCAGCTTGTCATAAATGCTCCCATAGTGTGACTTCACATCATATGTGAAGTTTGTGAAAGCGGCGGTTTGCTGGCCCAGATAAACAGTTTTGTAGCTGCGTTTTGCAGTTACACTCCCGCTGCCGTTGTGATACCCAATAGGGATTTCGTAAGAATCGCCCGGGTAGATAGCTTCGCTTACTGCGCCCCTGTTCGGCATTTTTCCTTCTTTGATGGTTTTACCGCCTGCGTAGAACTTATTCCCTGCCAGCACATTGTCCTCTGTGGCGGTGGCCTGTGCCAGCTTCGCATTGGATAATCCACCGCCGCCGTTAAAATCCAGCCGCGTGCCATCGTATACAAACGTGATCCACCGCCCGGCAACAACGCTGTCCCCGTCCGCCGCGTCCGCCCCGCAATACGCAGGCACGGCCACGCCGTTGACTGTCCACGTGTCGCCCGCACTCCACGCGGCGGGGACTTTAAACCGCCCCACCGCGCCGGTGCCCTTCAGTGCGTAGACTTTGCCGGACTTCGTACAGCTGTACAGCTGCACCGCCGCATCAAGGCCCAGGCCCGCCGGGTCATACTCGCCCTTGGTCATCACGGCAGTGCCCGCGTGCAGTTTGGAAAGCTCGGTCTTTACCTTTTCCAGCAATGTGGAAAACTGCGCCTGCATGGTGGTAGTATCAACGCTAACCCAATCCGTAACAAGCCCACACACATCGGGGTCAAGCCGTTCGTCCGTGATGCTGTCCGCAGAAATGCTGCTTACCGCTGCTGCGACGCCAATACGCGCAAGAGAAATTTGCCGTTTCAAAGTGTTGTTTGTAAGTTCCGGGGCGGTAGGTGCATTATTTGGCGTACCTTTTAGCACTTCAATGCGCGGCTTTGACGCATAATCCACCGTATCCCAGCTAACAACAACCCTGTCAATACGTGGCAGGATGGCATCTGCCAACGGGATTGTCAGCCGCAACTCGCTTCCAGTCTGTTCTTTTGTATCATTCCAAAAAACTGTGCCGTCCGCTTTGTCGTTCGCCAGCCAACCCACGCCATCTGAAACGCTTACCGTCATATCGCCGTTTGCGGTAACACTTAAATTGTCATCCGCGCCAAACACGCCGCTGGAACGACCATGCAGCCATTTCATCACATTTTCGGCTCCGATATATTCATCCACGTTATTCGGAAAATTTTTGATTTCTGCCACTTTATCACCTCAAAACTGTTAAAATCGGGTCGCCAATAACCAGCTTGACGCTTGATCCGTTTGCATCCTGTGAATACTTTGCTGCCGTGATTCTTGCCTTGTACTTTACACCCAGCCGCAAAGAAACGCACCAAACCAAATCGCCAACATTGTATGACGTGCCAAGCTCGTCACCGTCCGCGTCAATCGAAAAGCCGTTGCGGTTCAGGTGACTGCCCAACTGTAAAGCAGCGTACTGCTTTACGCGGCTTTCAAAATCCGCGTTACTTTCATCATCTTGCTGGCTGTCGCCGCTGAAACTTGCCCATAGTTCCCGTCGCTCGTTGTCGCTGGCCGTGCCAGCCTTTACAACAAAGCTTGTGCCGTCCTTATATTCGGCTTCGCAGTAGCAAACGTTTTTGTACTCAGAAATATCCTTGTCAACTACCAGCCCGGGCGCTGTGCCGCGTTCTTGAACAAACAAAACTGCGGTCAGTCCCTCTGTGCGGTCAACACCCTTATACACCTCAAATGTCTGAGTCTTGGACCGATAGTCAAAAACAATGCGGTTACCAAGGCCAGCGTCCGTCAAAACTGGAATTATCTTTTTTAAAAGTTCCTCGCCGTACACCTCTGTCGCAGGCACGGTTTCAGGCAGGCCTTTACCAGCCGCCAGCAGCACCGGCAGCCCACGCAGGTTGTTGCGTACAACGTTGTAAATGTCAGTCTCCACGTTCACAACGCTGGCCGATGCTGCCACTATGCGCCGATTCAGTCGGTTGTTTAAGCTGTAGCCGTTCAACGTGATTTCTCCGTTGTCGCTGTCAAACTGTACCTCTGCTACTTCGTAAGCTAATCTACGCTCTACGATGTACAAAACTGCGTCCAGTTCTACAATAGAGATACTGTAATCGTCCATCGGTAGAACCAACGTGAATTTTCCCACATCGTTATAATAGTCCGAAAACTCGCTGCTGATGGCGTGGGTAATTTCGTGTCGGTTGCTAAGATCATGGGAGAAAAGCTCTAATCTCATATTACAGTTACACCCGCACTTTCTTCCGCAAACGAAACACTCATTTCAACGTTTTCAAGCCCGCTGTCCGCAGTAGGTTTCCACGCATTATCGCCCGTATGAATTCTGTACAGTGTACTTTCAAGCGTAAGTGCGCCCCGACAGTCACCGTCCTTAGAGCTTGTGACCGTTGTCTTTCCGTGAGATGTCTTGATAACGACACGCTCATCTTCCACAAGCGTTTTTTCCAGCCGCAGCACTTCACCTGTTAGCATATTTTCAATGCCTACGTTTGTTGCAGTCTCGCCAATGCAATTGATTTCCAACCTAAACGGCACATCAAACTGACCAAAATTCTGCAAAACAATGTATTTCAGCACAATGACTTTGCCGAAATAATACGTTTTGCTGATATTCCATGGGAATTTAAAACCTTTTTGCACGCCGCGCAGCTGCATTGCCTTTCGTTCACCGCTTTCCCAATACGAGTAGGGGGCAAGCAGGCCAAGCTGAAACGGCGCACCGCGTTTTGATGCGCCAATGGTAGGCGATGCCGTTACAACAACATCTATGTGCCAATCTCCGGCATATAACACCCCGGTCAGGTCAGGTCGTACAACGGTCACAAGTGCATCTTTAAGCGCTTGTGCATTATCGCCGATAACTCTTCCATTGATGGTAATAGGCCGCGTCTGAATGGCCTTAGATTGTACCGTAGCGCCTACTTGACCGATGCCCTGTGCCGTGTTGGCTGTGACCGAAATTGTATCAATGCCATCTGGCTTGCTGATAAGATAACCATGCTCATAGTCAAACACGATAGATTGCCCAAGCGAGTTGACGTATTTAAAAGTTTTGCTTAAAAAACTCATAACGCCCACCTCGCCCGCTGGAAATACGCCGCTGTGCTTGCTGCCAGTTCAACCGGCGTCTGCTTTGCCGCGTAAATTGTCTGATTAACTGTAAAGCCGCCCACGCCGCTATTGCCGCGCCGGTAAGCCTCCGCTTCATCGGCTGTCAGTACCATCTCGCCGCGATGCAGATTTGCAACGTAGTTGTTATAGGGGACATAATCCATACCGCCTGCGTGGCTACCGTCAGACCCCGTGTTGTTTTTCACATCACTTGCATTGATGACAAAAATGCTCTTGATGCCATCCCACAAGCCCTGCACAAAGCTGACAAGGCCACCCCAAACAGCCGCAATGCCACCCTTGATGCCCTCCACAACGTTTTGGCCGACCGTAGAGAAGAAACCAAACGCACCATCAAAGATGCCCTGAATCGACTCCCACGCGCTCTGAAAGTCACCGGACAACACAGCGTCAATCGTAGAGAACACGCCAGTAATCAAATCAAATACAGTCTGAAAAAAGCTGACCGCAACATTCCAGATGCTTTGAATAATGATCCACGCGACCTGAAAAAATCCGCTGACAATCGGTGCAAACGGCGTAAAGATGACCACAATTGCCTGAAAGATGGCCTGAAAGAATGCGCTTGCCCATGACCATACAGTCTGTACAAGGCTCCATGCGGCGCTGAACGCTTCACCGATGCTCTGTATGGCTGGTGTCAAATCTGTAATGGCCTGCGTAACGACCTGCCCAATAACCTGCATAGCCGCTTCAACATAAGGCTGTACAAATGCCACGACTTCCTGAATCTTGGCAGAAATTGCATCCCACGCGGCGTTTACTTTGCTGCGGAAATCCTCGTTTTTGGCATACAGAACCGCCAGTATACCGACAAGAGCGCCGACTGCAACAATGACTAGCGCAATCGGATTCGCCGCCAAAACCGCATTGAATGCAGCTTGTGCCTTTGCCGCCGCCGTCTGTGCAAGTGTCATTAACGAAATCTTGCCTGTAAGCAATCCTGCTAGAACCTCGGAGGCTTTTAATGTTCCGTTGAGCGCCCCTTGCGCGATTTCGGCGTCCGAAAGCCCCATACTGAACAAGGATACGGCGACTTTTGCTTCGTCAAACCCTGTTACAATGGACTGTATCTTTTTGCCGATTTCCCAGCCCTTAGCAGCTGCGCCCACCGTTACAAGTGCAGGAGCAATTTTTTCAATTAACGGAACAACTCCTTCGACTGCCTGCTTAACCTTCTCAAAAATATCAAGCAGGAACGAAAAGTCGGAGTTTTCAACAGCAGTTGTAAGCCCGGAAACAATCGCATCGCCCAAAAAAGAGAATACATCGGCAACAATGGGCTGCAATTCGCTTGCTACACTGCTTAGACCGTCAAAAAGCGCCTGCAAGCCTTCCTCAACGGTCGGCTCCAGCTCCATTATTACGCTGCTTACATAAGGCGCAAGCTGTGTTACAATTTCGCTCAATCCGTCAATCAAAGTAGGTACAATTTGCTTTATTCGCGGAATAATATTGTTGCCAGCCGTTACAAAACTATTTACAAAATCATCCATCAGCCCTTGAAAGTTCTGTTCCGGGTCAGCAATTCCCGTAAGCAAATTTTCCCACGCACTTCTCATTGACGCGGTACTGCCTTGAATCGTTGACGCTGCTTCGTCTGCCGTTGTGCCTGTGATGCCCATTTCCGTTTGCACAACGTGAATGGCTTGCACAATGTCCGAAAAGCTGTCAATGCTGTATTTTGTGTAGATGCCCTGCTTTGCGTTCAAAGCGTCTGCATCGGCAAGAAGTCGTTGCATTTCCGTTTTCGTGCCGCCATAGCCGATTTTCAAGTTGTCCAGCATCGTGTAATTCTGCTTTGAGAATCCGCGGTAAGCGTCTTGGACGCTCTGGACAGAGGAACCCATTTTGTTCCAGTTGTCTGCCATATCGGATATTGCCATATTCGACATTTCCGCTGCTGCATCTGTATCGCCCGCAAGGCTGGACACAAGCGATGCTGCAAACGACGTTGATGTTTCCATATAGTCGTTTGCAGACATACCTACATTTTCAAAAGCTCGTTTTGCATACTGTTCAACGACTTTCGCGCTGCTCTTGTACAGCGTTTCCACGCCGCCTACAAGCTGCTCGTACTCGCCGTAGCTATCCAGCGATGCCTTGCCGATTGAAATTGCCGCGCCGGTTGCCATTTTTCCTATGGTAACAAAGCCATTTGCGATATTGCGCAGACCGTCGGTGACAACGTTTCCCAGCACAGTACCGGAAAACACGTCCATCAGAGAAGAAGCCCCGCCCTTTGCCTTTTCTACGCCTTTTTCGTATTCGCTTGTGTTTAGGCTCAGTTTGGCATATAGATTAAAAACGTCCAATTTATCACTCCCTTCTTGAATTTTTCAATTCAGTATTGTATTCTATCTGCAGGAGGTGTTTTTTATGGCAAAAGCAAAAAATGCAGTTATTGCAGGCGATTTTGTCGGAAAGAAAGTTTCGCTTTCTTTTGGCACGGTGTCGATGGATGTCGGCGGTATGTCGAACCTCGAACTTAACAGCCGTACTGTCGCGGGTTATTCCGTTGCAGACGAAAGTCACAACAAGTCAATGGCATCCGGCGTTATGCGCGGCATGGTCGGCGGTGCTTTGTTTGGTGGTGCTGGCATGGTTGCCGGTGCAATGACTGCCAAGCAAAAAGGCGTTTATCAAGTGGTTATCCAACTTATAGATGACCCGCAATGGCGTTACAGCGGCAAGCGATTTATGCTTGAAGTTGACGAGCCGATTTACAAAGCCATTATAAAAAACTGCTTCTGATTGATGCCGCCCACTCGGGCGGCATTTTATTTTGTAATTTTCAAGCCGTGCCGCGTTGCAAATTCCTTAAAATCTGCTTGTATCTGCTCCGGCGTTCTGTTGTCAACCTTTGGCGGTCGGATAATATCAATGTATCTCGCTGGCATATCCTTTGCCCCTGTTATGGCCATTACAATACTCAACGCACTGTCTGTCAGGTACACCTTGTATTGCATTTCTTCAAATTCTGTTTTCAGGGCATAAGGCAGCGCCGACACAAGCGCCTTTGCGCTCAGTTTCGGCATTTTAAGCAGCACAGGAATTACTTGTTCTGCCCGCCATCGAGATACGATTTGAAAAAATCAACAAACCCCTTATCGTTCAACAGGTCGTAAACTTGCTTGCAGGTAATAAGGAAATTCTGTTTGCCGATTTCTTCCACTGTCAGGCCGTTAAACGGTGCAAGGATTGCGTACACATCCACGCGGTGCTGCTTCAACGCAATGTTCAGCAGCTTAACGATTTTCGCAAGGCCAAAACGCTGCATTGCAATACGGGTCGTTTCGCCCTTCGGCATCGCTTTCTGCATCTCTTTCACAAGCGTTTCATCATCAATCAAATTTGTGATGGGCTGCGCGATTTGTAAAACGACTTCCAGCGCTTCGTCAGTGCTAAGTTCAGAAAAAATCCGCATTAGGCTTCATCCTCTCCGGCCTTGATATACACCTCACACGGCACAGTGTCCTGCGCGGTAATGGAGTAGTGCGCTGTGTATTCAAAGCTCATCTGGCCTTTTTCCTTGTCCCCGGTCTGCAAACTGAAACCGCCGGTGGACAGCGTATTCAGCATGTGGATGGCGCAGAAACCGCCATTCGTAGTGCCGTGCTTGTCGGAATAATCGCACAGCAGCCACAAATCGGTAAAGTCGCTGTCTTTCAGGTCGTTGCGCGGCGTGATTTTGGACACATTGGAAGTGGTCGTAACATCCGCAGCGCCAAGCATGCTCTTGGCATTTTCTGCCGATGCCGAAACATAAGTGCCACTACACTTGACTTCCCAAGATTCAATCTGCTTCAGCTCTTTCATGTTCTTGGGGCAGTTGTCGATATCCTCGCCGAAGTCGGTAAAGCTCGGCACAGCCGTAAAGTTGATGCCGCCGGTCGTAGCGCCAAGCAGCGCACTTTCTTCCGGCGCAGTACCGGCAGCCGGGTCAAATGTAGTTGCAAGATAGCCCGCGTTCAAGACCAGTTCTTTAAACGCAGATTCAGGAATACGAGTAAATTTCATGCTTTCACCTCAATTTAGGCATAAAAATTCGGCGGTCACGTTGATATACCGCCGTTTTAGGTTTTTGTCTGTGTCATCTGCCAGCGATTGGCAGAACGGGGAGCCGCGTTTTAACCAAATCAATCCGCCATCTACCGGCAGCGTCACGCCACCAATGCCCAGCGCGTCCGAAAGCTCAAGCGCCTTTGCATTGGGCACCGCTTCGCTCGTGGTATGGAACCACATGTTGACCGTCAGCGATACCGCCCCGCCGCCCCATGCGTCAAACACAGCATCATATGTCAGGTATGGGAGTACAGCGTCATCCGGCACAGCATTGCTGGCGTAAGCGGTCATAAATTGCCCGAAAAACCGCTGTAATGCAGCGCCCTTTGTCATGTAGGCAATCCCTCCCGCAATCGTTCAGCCGTAAAACTTTTTAGGCCGTTCAGCATCTGGGAAGCGCTTGCCGGGGCTTGCTTTTCTTCTGGTCGGCTCGTAACCCGGAAATATGCCCCGGTAGTCAAGTCCTTGTAGACGCTGCCGTACTCGATGGGCACATCTTTCCGCACAATGCCGGTATACACGCTTGTCACGCCCTGCGCTTCGGCCTGCCGTGCTTCAAGGCTGCTGTCCAGTGCAACGTAATTCGCAAACTCTGCGCCCTCTCTCCACTCGGTAGCATAGCCGCCTTCTCCGTCAGGCTTTGTCAGCTTGTCCATGATGATGCAGCTATGCGAAAAATCATCTAATAGGCTCATAGCTTTCTCCATTTGTTCAGCCGAGAAGCAAACACGCCCTGCCAGCCCGTCACAGAGCCGCCAGAATGGTTGCTTGCAGTAGATTTGGTGTAACTATACCCCGCAAAGCTTTCACTCTGATATGGGCTGTTTGCGGCGTTCTCGTACTGCGTGCGCCACGCCTTGATTTCTTCTTCAAGGTGCAGAAATTCGGCAGGAACGGACATAGCCCAGACAGCCCCGTCAAAGGTTTCATCCCTCAACGAGCAGTTGCCGTATTGATACACACCATCGTTCAGAACGCTGCCCACAACGCGGAAATACTGTCCGGCACGCAAAAAAGGGAGCGCAATGCTCCCGCCCTTGATGCTGAACTCGCCCAGATGGACGCCATTCTGTGTGACAAACCAGTTCCGGCACTCCCTCATCAATTCTTCAAGCATCGCACTCCCTCTTTTTTACTGTACTGCCTTACCAGTTTTTGCGCTCTGGGTTTCTGCGGGCGTATTTGCGCTTCGGCTTTCTGCGGGCGTAATGGTGGCAACGGCGATACCGTCCAAGTACTCTGCCCAAAGCTTCATGCCCATAAGAGCGTACATATCGCCAGTTGCGCGGCTGTAGTCGCCGTCAACATGCACACCAATCAGGTTGGTTTCGCCCTCGACGGTATAGTTCAGGCCCAGCTTGGCGAAATCGCTGTCGGCGGGGTCGATGTAATACAGGTCGATGTTCTCAACAGGGATGGCAATAACCTTGTTGCGGGCGATGTACTTTGCGGGCAGCAGGAACAGGGTGGAATAACCCATGAAATTCTGAACATAGGTCAGGCCGAAGGCGGTCTGCGTGGTGATTTCCTTGTCGCCCAGATAGCCGTAGAAGTCCAGAATGTTGGCAAAGCCGACAACCTCGGTAACATCACGATCCATGCTGGCGAACTTGTCCAGCACATTGCCCTTTGCCAGAGCAAGACCCTGCTGCCAAGTGGTAGCAGCTACAGCCAGAGAGCCAGTGTTCAGGAAGGTGTAGAAGTCGCCCAGAACCTTGTTTTGCAGGGCGACAAGGAACGCCTCGTCGGTCTTTTCAACGGCAATATCTGCGCCGTACTTGGCTACCGCCTCAACAGACACGCTCTTAGCATACTTGGCAATCTCAATGTCGCCGTAGGTTTTGGGCTCGACCTTCATCTTGGTCAGCGGAATCTCATCGCCCTCGGCAACGGATGTACCGCCAGCCAGAGTGCCGTCAACAGCGGCCTCATAGGAGACCAGCTTCGTGCCGGGGGCCTTTCGGATGGGGCGCATAATGCCCATGATGGTGCGCAGCGCGTCCCAGTTCTTGCCAAAGCGGGTGACAAAGTCAACCTCGCGGGCGTTGACAGTAATCTGGGCGGCGGTAGTCAGGTTAGTTTTTGCAGCCATATTTTGGCTCCTTTCTGTTAATCGTCAGATTCGTTTTGCATGAGGTTCACAAGCGCCGCCTGCCGCTCAGAGGTGGACAGTACATAGCGGCCCTTGTCGTCCGTCTTGTAGATGTCCTTCCGCGTCAGGGCTTTTCCACCGTTGTTTGCAGGGGGAGTAGACGTTTCTGCGCCTTTGGTGCTGCTCGTAGTGATGTACTCGCCATAATCGGTCTTGAGGCTCTTTTCAAGTGCAGCAGCGTCTTTGATAGCGCCCTTGTCATCCAACTCCAGTTTGTCAAGCAGGCCATCTCCCTTTGCAAGGCGTGCAACAGAGGAAATCCGTTTTTCAGAAATGCCGATTTTCAGCAGGACGTCTGACAGAGCCTTTTCTTTGGCAGCCGTTGTTTTTTCAGCGTCTACGTTGGCCTTGTAGTCCCCGAAAGCCTTGTGCTCTGCTTCATACTTAGCCTTGTAGCCGCCGTCGCCCTGCGCTTTCAGGTCGTCCAACTCCTTCTGAACGCCCGGCAGCTTTTCTGCATCGGCTTTATACCGCGTGACGTCGTCCTTCAGCGGGTCAACAACGCCCAGATGGAGCGCCACCAGCTGATTTTCAATTTCGTCAGTGCAGCTTTCGCCAATGATTTTACGGATTTCAGCGCGTGTAAATTTTGCCATGGGGGTTCTCTCCTTTTCTTCGGTGGCGGTTCTTCGCCATTTGAGTTTATTTATTCAAAACAGCAGTGCTTCGCTGTTTTTGCGTATAAAAATAGCAACCGCCGAGAAAGCCTCGGTAGTTGCTAGGTAAACTTGTATTTTACGGTTTCACTTCAACGCTGGGCAGCACATTTGTGTGGAAATACAGCTTGTAATGGTACGGGTCTGTGTGTGTGCCTGTAATGTCCTCGACAACATACATCGTGTAGCTGTTCAGGTAGATGTAATTTTTCCTGTAAGTATCAGGGCCAACCTTTACAGTGCAGACAAGCTCGTTGTTGGAATTGTTGGAGATAGACATATACCCCTCGGCTTCCATAATGACCTTGTCTGTTCTGGCGTTGTATACGGTGATTTTTCGTTCGCTCTCAAAGTAATCGGCTTGCTTGGAAATATTGGCATTTGCTTTGTCAGCTTCAGAACAGCCGCACAAAAGCAGCGCTACAGTCATAATCGTGATTGCGATATAAAGAATCTTTTTCATGTGCTTTCCTCCCAATAAAAAGAGCCGAAAGGCTTATTTGCCTTTCAGCTCTTGTTTGATAATTCTTGTGTACTGCGCGGCATGGCCTGCCACTGCGGGTTTGATGTACGGTTTTGCGCGTTGTCCGTGCGTCAGATGCCAATTGCCTTTTGCGTCTTGATATACCCACGGCGTTTGTCTGCCGCCCGGATAGTAAATGCCCGTGCCGCACTCCACATACACGCCGTATTCGCTGTTTGTGCCGATATACGCAGCTTTTTCGCCGTCGTTTACCATATGGGTAATGCTGTTGCGCAGGTTGCCAGTGTCCACAGGGCATAGCTTTTTAGCGTACCCTTCAGCCACAAGCCCGCACTTTTCTAGCGCCCGCTGGCAAGCCGCTTCAAGCTCTTTGTAAACTTCAGCGCTGTGGTCTTCAAGTGTGATTTTCATTTTTTTGTGCGTCTATAAATAATTCGTAATCTCCGCCGGAAAAATACGGGCATTTAACTTCACGGTTTTTTATTTTTTGCGGGATAGGCTCATAATATTGGCACTTATCATACTGCTTAAAATTATTACATTCTAAGCAAATCGGAATAAACTCCATTTATTTGCCCTCCGCAATTTTTTGAATGATTTCTGCAATGTTTTGCGGCAATCTTTCATCGCCAAGATGATACGCTGCCCACGCTTCTGCAAATGCTTCATCAGGCGTTTTCAAAATGTCGCATTTGCTTTCTTCTGCCCATGCGCTGGATATTGATTCCCAATTATCAGGCAATCCGCGAACATCAACAACACAATGTCCAAATTCGTGATACGCGGTAGCTCTGCCGTCAGTGTTAAACGACCAGTCATTTCCCGTTTTTGCACGATACTTTTCGTTGTTTTTCTCTTTTGCTTTTGTTATGTCATCGATGCTTTTGAATTTTTGTGTATTCAAGCCAACAAGAATACCCCCATCGTAATCGGTTTTGTCGTACCCAAGTTGCATTGTACGAATACCAAATTGTCTATAATCGTATGTGACGCCCCACCATTGATCTGCCTTTCTGCCTAACGGTCTTCCGGTCGCAGTAGAAATGTCTTTGCCATTTGCAATCATTGCGGGGCGGCAATCCTGCGGCAAGGTATCGACCGCATTAAGAATGTTATTTACCTGTTCAAGGTTCATTTTGTCAAAACGCGCATACTTAACGCCTTTACTTTCTGCAAGCGCAATTCCATCATCAACGGATGCAGCCTGCGTTCTAAGCGCATTTTGAATTCGCAAGTCTTTACCATTGATAGTAGTTTCTTTTTTCCACCACACCCACTCTGCATAGGTCATATCTCCCACAAGCACAGACTCCCTCGTTTTTGGGTCTCTGGCGCGTCTGCCGCCGCTGCTTGTATCCTCGCCGTCAACCTCCGAAATCTGGGTGCATCGGCAATTGTACACGAGATAACCCGGTGCGGAACTGTCTCCCGGATACATAAGCTCGTAACCGTCCACCTTAAACGGCTTGTCTACATCTACTGTCTGGCCGTCAAGCATTGCGTGTGCGTGGCGTGTGCGATTGTCCAGCGTCGCCAGCCAGCGCTTTTTGAGCCTGATTCCCATATCTTGTGCGGCGCGGTAAGTATCTAACCGCCCCGCGTTCTGCGCCCCTGTAACCGCCGTTCTCGCCGTTCTGATGGCGCTTGTGCGGTTCATATCCTGCATACGGTGTTGCAGGTCGTTGGCGATTTTCGGTATGCTTTTGCCTTGCAGGATGGAGCTCGTGACGCTGGCTGTAATCTGTTGCTTGCCGTATTTCAAATCAATACCGCGCTGCAATGCACGCTTTGGCGGGTAGTACGGCATCAAGTCAGGCTGTTCCACAATCAGACGTTTCACTGTCTGCTCATCCCACAGCGTAAAATCTGCTTTGTCGGAAACCTGCTCGATTTTGTAAGCAGAGTAATTGCGGTTCAAGCTGTAAATGCCCGGCGTGGCGTCATTGACGTATGCTACAGCCGTTGCATTGGCATCAGTGTATCTTTCTGCCACCTTGTCCCTCAGCGCCGTAAAACGCTTGCCTCTGCCCATCTGCGCAAGCCGCCATTGCTTGTACTGCTGTTCGGTGATTTCGCCTGCATCGAGCTTTTCTTTCATGGCTGCATCACGCTTCTCGAACTGCTCAAAATAGGCGTTTACCGTGTCGGTCAATTCGTCAGCAGCTTCTTTGTACATCTTTGCGATGCGCTGTTCCAGCTTGGCGAGCTGTTCGTCCGTCGGTTTGTGGGCATAATCATGTTTTTTCATTTTTTCTTAACTTTTATACCAAGTAGCCATGTGCCACTTAGCTCTGTAGAAATGTTCGCTTTATAACCTTTGTGCGTTTCAAGCAAAGCAAGATTTCGACGTTCTGTTTTGGACATTTTTGACGCATCCACAAAAATCTGATTTCTTTTGTCAAATCCTTTTGTTAAGGAATTCCTGTATTTATCAAGGTCAACGCCGGATTGATGTTTTACCCACGGAACAATGTCTTTTGCTGTTTTCAAAGTAGGCGCGGTCGTTTTTTCTTGAGTTACTTTTTTTAAAGTCTTTACAGGGTTTCCGAATCTGCTTTTAGCCTTGCTGCCCCCCCTACCAGAGCCGCCGCTACCGCGTTTTGCCATGTGCGATCAACCGCCTTTCTTTAATTTTCTCGTATCGTGGCGCAATTTTTGTCACGTTCCAGTCAAATTCATCCGGGCATTTGCCGTACCACAAAATTTCTGACGGTTCCAAAATTTCCAGCGCCTTGCGGCATTGCCTGGCAAAGCATTCTTTTTCATAGTCGTTGCTTTGTGTGCCAACGCTTGAAATAGAAACAATGCTGTGTTTTGGTGTGCCGTCTAAGCACCATTCAAAGCTATCCATGCCGCACCAACATAGGGTAGGAATAACGTGTATCCCGTGCGCCTGCCAATACGCCGCGCACCAATGCTTGCGGTAATGGTTGTAAATCTGCATAGCGAGTGGCATTTCAGAATACAGCGAAAAATCTGGTGCGCAGACTGCACCAAACTGCGAAAGCAGATTGATGTACTTGTCAGGATTATTCCATACTCTGGAAAACAGGAAGTCGTAGCAGTAGAAATGCACGCCTTTTGTGGCTCTGTCTTTGGATACAAGCGCCTTATCAAACGGAATCCACTCCAAATGCCGCACGTCTATATGTTCCGGCTGAATAATTGGCGTATCGTATTTGTCAACACCTAAAAAGTTGGCTTTGTCGAGGTTTTCAAAATTTAACATCTTGTCATCCCTCGCCTTCTGTCGTACGGTCTAATTCCTCTGCCGCCTTGCGGCGCATCAAGTCTTCAAACTGGTCTGCGTCGCCGAGAATAGTAAGCAGCTTTTTGGTGATGTACTCATCATCGTAGTACTCCGCGCCCAGTAGCACGGTCTGCGCTTCTTCCTGCTTGTTGATAATCTGGTTGCGCGTATATGTCGGATCGTCATCAAGACCGGCAACCGCCAAAATGCCCTTTATGCAGCGCGTCACGCAGCTTTCAAACTTGTCTGTTTTCAGGTCGAGTGGCACATAACTGGCCTTGATAGCCGTTGCAGTTTGGTTGCCAGCGCTGACAGCCGCAGAATCAAATGCCTGAAAGTCCTCGTATAACTTTTTGGTGAGCATATCAATGGTGGCTTGCGTGCCTTGGAACGGGGCTTCGATGCTCTGTGGCGTGGCCTTTGCGCCCTCGTCACCGTCAGCGTGGGCTACATGGGTAGTTTTCAGACGCTCAATGAACTTTGTATCGTCCTGCTCGTCCATGCCTCCGCAGTTGGTCAGAACCCAGAAAATCAGGTTGCCCTCGTCAACATTGTTTACCATGTTGGAGCTTGCAAGGTCGAGTGCGTCAATGGTATTCTGTCGCCCCTGTAACTCGCTGTGGGCCTGCTCGCCGTTTTTCAGCGGGATAATGGGAAATCCGGGATAATTCTCACCGTCATAAATTTCTGTTCCGTCTGCCTCGCTGGTGCGCAACTTCAGCTTATAGGCGCGTTTCGGCTTGAGAATCGCCATATCATCGCTTTTGGGCTTTAGATACTCTGTATAGCCGTCAAGCTCGTACAGCGTGGCGCGTAGCGGCTTATTGTCTGCCACCTGCCAGAAACGGATTCCGGCTTTAATGGAGCCATCTTCCTCGTCGTACAGTGGAACAAATTCCTCTGCTGCGAACACCTGCACATGGTCGAGATTCCAGAACACGAAAGACTGCCCGTCAATCAAAGCATGGCGGGCAGCGTCCATAATATCTTCATCAAACGTCGCACCCAGCGCCTTTTCTGTCTCCGGCTTCTGAAATGAAACGCCATTGCCCAGCAAATACGAAACTTCTTGGTCTACGGCCAACCCAAAGAACTTGCTTGCGATCTTGTGATTTGCCGTGTACATGTCACGGTGCGCCTTGCCCTGCATGTCGTAGATGATTTTCTCGTATTTGTTGATTGTAGGGTTTTCTCCGTGGTAATACTTGTTGGCGTTCGCTGCAAGGCGTGTGCTATGGTCGGACTTATACTCATTGATTGCACCCAGTATGAAACTCATGCGGGCCTTTTCGTCCTCGCCAACCGCTACAAAATCTTGGTATGTTTTCACATCTTCTCACCGCCTTTACACGAAAATGCTCTTGTATCTGGTTTCGGCGGTGTCTCCCGCCTTGTTTGCTGTGCTCTCCATTGCGTACCGCACTGCATCAATGTGATGGTTGTTCAAATCCGGGTAGCCTTCCAGCACTTCACCTGTTTTAGCGTCGCGCTCATACTCGTACTCGCTGAATTCCTTTGCTGTGTCCGGGCAACGTTCCGGGTCAATGACAATAGATTCCAGCATTTGCAGCCATTTTGTGCCGTATCGAACCGATTTCGGTCCTTTACGGGCAGGGAATGTTTTCACGCCGTACTTGTTATAGTCGGCGATGGATTTCGGCTCAGCGCTATCCGCGCAGACTTTATCCTCACGCGTCAGCCCTCTATCCAAAAGCAGTTGCGCCGTGTCCCTGTTGCTGGTTCTACGCCGTGTCAGTTCATCGAAGATGTACAGCGTGCGCCGCGCTGCGTCATAGTGCATTGCATTGTATGCCCATGGGTCAGGGTACCAGCCCCAGTCAACGCCGCGCTTGATGCGGTCAAAACTGGCAATCTGTTCATCTGTGATTGGTTCAATCCGCAGATTCTCAAATACCGCCGTTCCACTGCCCACGACCTCGCCCAAATACTCGTGTCGGTAGGCCGTTTCGTTTGTGCGCTGCAAGTATTCAGCATCGGACAGAAACCGCTCTCCGAGCCATTCTGCAGGCGTTGTTTTATAAGTGCTATGATGTATCAGCTTTCCGCTGCGGGCTTTCAGTGCGTAGCCGTTTGCCCAGTTCCGCGCCATTGCAGGCGGGTTGAAGCTCTTGAACGTAATGAACCAATCGCCGCCGCGCAGGCAGGATTGTTCCACGTCTCGGATTTGCTCTTCCCCGTCAAACTGGTCTAGTTCTTCAAACCAGCAGATGCCGATATAACCAAACGGCACTTTGATTGACTTTACCTTGCCGGGGTCATCAACGCCGAAAAAAAGCACCTTTTGCCCAGTAGGCAAATAGGTGCATTCCATAGGAGAAATCGTGCAACGAAAATGATCGTGCAAACCAAGCTCATTGATAGCCCAGGCGATTTGCGCATAAACACTTGTGCGCAGTGTGTTGCCAACCTTGCGGAACACTGCTGCGTGGCATTGCGGGTGCTGTATCAGCTGCAAAATAAGCTCGATGCTTATGTAACTCGACTTTGTAGAGCCGCGCCCGCCCTTTGCGACAAGCTCTTTTACATTGCCTGCCTTGATTTCACGGTGGACTTCGGCGAAGCAAGGGGAAACAATCCCGGATAGCTTACAAGTCATCTATGATTTGCACCTCGCTATCCTGCTGTTGTTCCGGCTTATCTTGCCATCCGAAATTTGCTCGCAAGCTGAACTGTGCGCCGCCGGAGCCGTCTTTGTCGTACAATCTTTCTTCGGCGTATTGTTCACAAAGGGTCTTTGCGCGCGTAATCGTGTCAACGAACTCTGGTTTGTTTTGGTAATTCAAAAGCGCCTGCCTTGATGTGAACCCAAGTGCAAGCGCCAATCCTGTCACAGTAGGCGGCTTTTTATCGTCATAAATGATATAGCCGTTTTTATTTCGCATTGGTTCCCCGTTTTCATCTACGAACGGTTTTCCTTTACAGGCTTCAAAGTAGGCATCAATCTTTTCTTGCATTGCCTTTACGCTTCTGTATTTAGGTGGTGCGCCCACCGGATTTTTTCTTGATGCCACTTTATCACCTCACTTTACGCTTCCATCTCGATCTGATAATTCATTGCGCGCTTATAACGCTCATAAAATCTGTCTTGCACAAAAAGTTTTTCTGTGTTTGTCCCGCCTTTATTCCCCGTTCCCATTGTCTGCCGCTTTTTTATGCTTGCAATTTCCGCACACCATTTTGGTGCATTGTATTCGCTCACAATTACCATAAATGGAACGTCTGCAAGCCATCTTTCAAAAGCATCATAATCAAATTGCCCAGCATACCCGGTGCCGCCTGTATTTTTATATGGCGGGTCAGCGTACACAACGGCTCCTTGCGGAATTTCAACGTTTCTATAATCAAGTCGCAGCCTTTGCAGACTTTGCAGACTTTGCAGACTTTGCAGTCTTTGCAGTCTTTGCAGTCTTTGCAGTCTTTGCAGATTTTCGGTTCTTTCTCGGCTTACTAAACGTTCATTTTTGTTGGATTCTTTTAACTGGTTCATTAACGAATCATCGTTGAAAACCTTTGCGTAATGAATAGCCTTTTTTATTGGCTCTATATCTTTCCCATATAAATAGTCCCGTCTGTTGTTTCCAAAGCTCCAAACAATTGATATATACGGGTCGCTATCTTTCAGTTTGAAAAAATCTTCTCTGCTAATCCAGCGTTTTTCGTTTGCATATTTTCCTTTTACCGCGTTTTCAAAGACCTCTGGCGCGTCGCCCAAATCGTTTATGATAAAGTTTTCCCACTTGCCAGCCAAAATAGCAGCATGAGTAACGGCACATCCACCGGCAAACAAATCAACAAGCGTTTTTCCGTCCGGAAGGTGGTCAACAACCCAGTTGGCTATTTTGTTTTTGCTGCCACGATATGGCACTCCGTACCTCATCTTGCAAGTCCTTTCAAAACACAAAAAGCCCACACAATTTGTGTAGGCTTATATCCCCCCAAAACCCCTTTGCGCCGGAGGAAAGCGCGTTCCCGCCCTGTCGGTGTATGCTGTGCCGACCTCACCCGTTGCAGGTAGCAACTCCGCAACGCTTTTTCCCTGATTGTCCGCACAAGGATGGCGGGCTGTCTTTTCGCCCGCGCAGCTGCGGTGTTCGGCGGTATTTATACCCGCGCCCCTATTCGCGGTTGAAGTTTTGTTTCGCACTTCACTGTGCGGGCAGACTTTTTCAGGCTCTCGAAGTCCCGTTGCGACCTGCCATCGCGCCGCGCTCCTGATCGGCTTGCCGCTTTGCTTACAGCGTTCAGGTTAGCTATCGCGTTTCCTGCGCCGGGCTTTCACCGGTGGGAGCAACCAAGCCTTTGCCCTCAGCCGGACTTGAACCGGCACACCAAGGCTCTTGCCATTGAGCTACAAGGGCATATGCGGCTTGCCGTGTGTACGACCATTGTCATCCTTTGTGAGGTATACCGCGCACTCTCACACAGACAGGTTGCGACCCTGCCGTCTGGTACTGCACATAGGTCTTGCACCTTTGCCACGCCGTAGCTTGCGGAACGCAGCGCCCTTGCCGTATTGACTGGTCAGTCCCAGTTTGCGGCTGGCTATGCAGCATATAAAATGCCGGTCTTTCCCGGCTGCCAGCTATGAAAACAGGAGAATCGAAATGGTAAAGAAAAGAAATTTTAGCTATGCCGTAGGCTGTTCCGCTCCTACATCATCCAGCATATCTATAATAGCAGGTTAAAAGTGAACTGGAGTGCACAGATTTTCAATTGCAGCGCGGTGTAATTTTTTTGCCCATCGCTCGGAAATATTTAGATTTATCGCAATTTTCCACCAATACGGTGTGCCGACAATATACCGCTCCCGCAAAATGTCCCGCTGCATTTGGTCTTGCACAGAGTTTATTGCGGTTTCAATTTCTTCCCTTTGCATTTCTGTGTCAATAATCTGCTTGTATAGAGCTTCCTGACGCTCCATGATTCTGCACACGGCATCCTCGATTTTGTTTTTCCCTCCAGCAGATACCACAACCGGGGATAGAGCTTTCGTGGTCGCTGTTGCCCGTTCACGTTCGCTCTGTATCTGCTGGCGCAGCTGCCGTTCATGATTCCTGCTGCGTTGGTATCTCCATAGCCACATTTTCTTTTGGTTGAATTCTTCGCTGGTCATTGTTTCTCCTCTCTTCCATTTTCATGCAGCGCGGCAACGTGCAAATATCGCCATTCTTCCACTCGCATGTCGCGCAAAGATGTTTGCGGGCGTATTCATCAACTAGTTGCTGTTTTGTCATGGGGGTCACCTCTGGTGCTCCAACTGGCGTATTTGATTTAAAAGGCAAATGCTCGCTAATGCACCTCTGTCTGATTGCTTTTAACGCATCGCCGCGCAAAATCAAATCATTGTTGTCATATTCTCCATTTATCATTTTATCTTTTGCCTTTTGGATAGCTTCAGCAATCTTATCTCCATCAAGTACAATGCTTTTCATCTGTGTTCACCATCCTTTGGGCCATGCACAGCGGTAAGTACAATGGTTTCGATTAACTTTTCAATGAATTTTTTGATGTCAACGTCATCTTCGGCTACGATTGGCATCTCTTGTAAGGTTCTTGTAAAATATTTCGCTCTTTTTCCTTTCCACTTTCCGTTCCAGGACTCAACCGAATACCCAATAGTCGAAGTTCCTGCTGCGCTTATTTTTAAAAAATAGCTTTCACGGATTGAAAAAGGGTTTTTATATACTTTCATTGCTTTTTTCCCCTTTCGTCTGGGCGTAAGCTCCGCTAGTAAAGTACAGATTCAGCAACTTCATTGCATCGCTATTCTGCCCGCCGTATGTTGACCATCCTTTTTCTTTCAGCTTGTTAAACAGCGATGTAACTGTATTTGCGTATTCTTCCCAATTCATTTTTCTCCTCCGTGTGTATGCTCCATGCTGATATCTTCTTCTCGCTGTTGCGTTGCTTCTCGGCCAGCAGATACGCCCAGGGCGTAGAATACAACAAACAGGGCGGCAAGCGCTGCACCGCCAATGATATTTGCTAGGATTGTCATTCGGATACCTCCTCTACATATGCCATGCCCTTGCGGAGATTGAGAGATTTCGGATTGAGAATACAAGCCGGGGCGACAGCACCGCTGAGGCACGTACCAACGCAGCCAAGCCAATCACCAATATCCATAGCGCGAACCATAGCCGCGCCGCATCCCGTGTCGGAATCCTTGTAACCGCAAAACCATGGTGTTGCAGTCCAAACCCATCTGTCGTAGTGCGGGATGTAGTCACGGTACTTGCGGTACTCGTCACAAGTCAGGATAAAAATAAAGTCCTGTACAGTGCCATAATTTCTGTCGCCGTTGTCTGCAACAAGGTCAACGGTATGTGCCAGTAGACATGTTCCACCAAAAACAGCATTAGCCATATCAGATAGAACCCCACGCACATTACTGGTGCGGTAGTTGTTCCAGTTGCCCTTCAAGTCGGCAAATTTATCACTTGGGCAGAACTTTACATCTTTTGCCCACGGTTTAGCCATAATGGCCAGCACGCCGCCGTCAGGGTGGTTCGGGTCAAGACAGACCCATTCGAAATTCTTAAACATAAAGTGTTCGCCGGGGCGCAGGGTTGTAATGTTAGTCATTGTCGGTTACCTCCTCGTTCCAGAATCTATACCTACAAGCAATGCACTGTTCCTCTGACGGATTGATTCCTTTACACTTCTTTGCAACATCAAAGTGCGCGACGCAGAATATGCGCTCAATGTCTACCATTTGTGCATTTCGGTTGTCATCTGCAAGTATTTTGGCATCTACTAAAACATCCATAATGGCGCTTTCTAAATTCGTTTTGTCCACTTTCCTACGGGTAGGCATGTAAAACAGCAGCCTGATGTTATAACGACCTGACAGCGGGGCTTTTGGCTTTGGGGTGAGATACCACATAGCGGCCTGCTCGTACTTCTTGTACTGCCTGCTGGGGGCTATGAACGGCTTTGCTTTCGGTGCGGTGGTTGGTAAGGATTTGTTGGGAGTTCTTCTTGGTAATAGGGGGCAGGGAGATGATGTATTTTTGGATCATGTCATTCACCGGCAAACCATTTCTTCGTAACCGCGATGGGAAACTCCTCAATCTCCGAGGCCCAAACACATAACTCTTTGCGCCCAGCGTGTAGCTGTGCCCACACATACGGGAAACCGCCGATGCCATCGAATAAACTGCCGAGGGTGGCATTATCCGGCAGACGATCAGAGATGCCGCCGAGAACGTAGTACCACTGCGGCAGGGCGATGGAATTACCCAATGCTTTATATCGGGGCGTGTCAGCGGGTTTGTGGATCTTGCCCTTGCTGTCCACCCATTCGCCGAGGTCTGTCCACCCATCGGGATAGCCTTGCAGGCGCTCACACTCGGTAGGGGTTAGCCGCCGCACAATCCAGCGGATGATTTTTTCAATCACCGATGGCCCCGTGTTAGCTCCACCCTGCCCGGTGGCAGTCGTCAGAGTTGCAGCCTTATCACCTGTTAGCGTACCGTTATATAGGTCTGCACCTACGGGCTGGGCGATTACTCTACCGAGAGAATCTGCCCTGCCGGGGCCCTTATAATCGCGGGTCAATAGCGCACCTGCTTCGGTATCGCCCTGTAATGTGATAGCTGTATAGTCGGTGACGCGGCTGTTGTGGTCGCCGGTCATGGTAGGGGAGGTGATGCCGTCACCGTTGCCCCGCGCATCATAGATAAGCGGCTCGGCCGCAAAAAGCGTCTGGTCTTGCAAGGTCGATAAAGTTGCGCTCTTTTCGGTCTGCACCAGCGCACCTTTGCCGCCGCCCTCACAGCCGGAGCGGATTTTCAGAGTGAACGCTCGATCTGCTGTCCCAGCGCCGTTTTCAACAGCTTCGGCAGTTGCTTGCCCCGGCGTGACGCCCGGCGCAAAATGCCCTCGCAGGCTTTCCGGCTCAAATAGTATTTCTTCGGCACGCCCACCTGTAAGATCGAGGACAAGCGAGATGCGCAATCGACGTTGGGGGACACCCCAATACTGGGCATCCATGGTTCGCCAAGCAATGCTCCAATCGTCTCCTGTGATGAGTCCTGCTTTTGCCCATTTGCTTTTGTCAGGCTCAGGGATTGAAATGCCAGCTTCTTTGATTCTTGCCAGTTCCTCCAAGACGGCTCGGAAGTACTCGCCTTTATTTGAACTGAATGCTCCGGGAACATTTTCCCAGACGGCATATTTGGGATATTCTCCATTTGTCGCTTCCCTCATTTCTTTAATAATGCGGACGGCTTCCATAAAAAGACCGCTTCGTTCACCTGATAGGCCGGCACGTTTGCCAGCGATAGATAAATCTTGACACGGGCTTCCAAAAGTTATAACGTCAACCGTGGGAATGTTATCCCCTTTTATTTTTGTAATATCGCCCAGATGAATCACAGCGTTACCTCCTTTACTTTGCTGTAATACTTCTCACTGTACCAGATGTCCGGCAGGTTTGGATTTTGGGTGTAACCTGCGGTGCGCAAGGCGGCTTCGGCGTTCCAACGGGTGGAATACAGGCGCTTGGAGTTGGTGATGTCGCCGGTAGAACGGGAATAAGTGATGATTTCATACTTTGCCATTCAGCGTCAGCGCCTCTTTCTGGTTGATTTCTCCACGCTGCATTTTCTGAAAAAGCGGCGTGTCAAAGTGCAGGCATTCGTGGCAGGTGCGGGAGAACAGGACGTCAAAGGATTCGATTTTGTGCGGGAGAAATTTCTCTGCCGCCGTGCGCAGTTCGGCAACGGTAGGCGGGAATTTCAGCGTGGCGGCAAGGTCGGCCGCACCGCTTCTGGCTGCCTGCAGGGGTATGTCTTTCAGTGCAACGGCCCATGCTTTTGTCATTTCGTCAGGGTCTTTGCCGCGCATGAGATTTGCCCAGTAGTTGGTACAGGACAGAAGAAAAACAGCGGTTTCCGGTTCAGTCATCGGCGGTCACTCCTTTTGCAAGCTGCTTTAATCGCTCCATCGCGGCTGTGGTATCAGTCTGACGGGCGGCGGTGCGCGAGGATTTTGCGCGTTCCTTCTCGGCAAGGTAGGCTTCAACGGTGCAGATTCCCTGCTGCTCACAGCGGTCAAGTATCTTGGAGATATAGCTCCACCGGCGTGCATTGTTGGCGGCGGCTTCGTCGATGGCCTGACAGATAAGCGATGCCGGAAATTTCAGCAGTGCGGTACTTATCGCGTCAGCAACCGCGCGTGGAACAGAGCCGCAGTTCTGCTCATAGCGCTGGATGCAGTCTGCAAAATCTGCGTTATATTGCTCGCCTTGCGCGCACGCAGCAGCAGTAGTAGGAATATCTTTATCCTTGTTCTTGTCTTTATCTTTAGGGGGATTGGAGCGGGTTGTGGTGGGTTGTGCGGGGTTGCTTGGGGTTGATTGGGATTGCCGTTCTTTTAGCGTCTGCGATTTTTTCTCGTTTTTCTGCGTATCGCGGTCTATCTGGTCTAAAAGCATAGGAAGGATGAACCGTTCGTTGCCACTGGAGTGTCCGTCAATCGCCAAACCGTTGCTGTATTCCAGCAAGGCAGTCCATATCCGGCCTCTCTCAGCATCTCCGAAGGGTTCAAGTGCTTTTAGCCAGCTGTTGTAGCAGAAAAAGCCTTTCCTTTCCATCCGCTACACCTCCATGTAGTACTCTGCGACACGGCAAAGCCGACCATAGCGGTTGCGGCGGGTGACCATGCGGGAGGCTACCGGGTAGCCTTTCCGTTTGAGGTCGGTGATGCGGGAGGCAAGGCGGGAACAGCCGTAGTCCTCGAGTGCATCCAGCGCGGTAAGGGAATCGCCGTTTTCAAGCGCGGCGAGAATCTGGTCAAGCTGGCTCGGCTGCTTTCTTTCGTTCTTTCTTTCATTCATGGCGCGCACCTCACTAGAACGGCAAATCACCGTCATCCTCAATGAGGGCGTAGTCTACATCGGGTTCGCCCTGCGAGAGCTGTAAGGGGGCTGCGGGGCGTTGTGCGGTGTTCTGCTGGGCGGGGCTTGTACTTTCCTTACTGCCGCAGAAACTCACGTTCTGGGCCACGATTGCAACGGCTGTGCGGTTCTGGCCGTTCTTGTCCTGATACTGGCGCGTATGCAAGCGGCCATCAATGGCAATGAGGGAGCCTTTGGGGAAGTATTTGCAGACAAATTCTGCGGTCTTGCCCCATGCGGTGACATCGAGCCAGTTCGTCTGGCTCTGGCCGCTGGCATCCTTATAGCCGGAATCGTTTGCAATGCGGAAAGAACAGGCGGACTTGCCGCTGTTCGTGGTTTTGAGTTCCGGGTCTTTGACCATGCGGCCGATGATAGCAACAACATTCAACATAGGTTAGTCCTCCGTAATATCGAGATAGTTTTTGTAAAAGCGTTTTCGGAACTCCTGCACTGTCCAGCCGTAGCGCTGCATAGCAATGCGCTGGGCCTGTGCGTGATACTCGGATTGCAGCTGCCCGCTGCCGTGAATTTCTGCATGACAGGCGGGGCAGACATTGACCCATAGGCCGTATTGCTTTGATTTGCTGCGCAGTGCGCCGCCAAAGATTTCGTGGCGGGCGGTATCGCGGTATTGCTCGCACTTGAAGCATTGCAGCGGCTTGTGTGCCATGATGGTGGGGGCATAGCCGTTAGAATCCAGCTTGACGCCGTATTCATTGCGTGTCTGTCGGCGCATCGTCTGTCAGTCCTTTCAACTTGGAGATTTCCTCAGGGATCATGGTGGGGATGCCCTGCTGCCGGCATTCCTGCACGATCAGTTCAATGAGGCGGTGCATCTGGGTGCTATCGAACACGGACGAGCCGTACCAGCATTGCAGGTTGCAGAAGGTTCCCTGCGGGGTGGGCATGTCATCGATCTTGCGAACCTGCCAGCCCTCGCCCTTGCTCTCCCAACCGTTTTTGAATGCCTTTGCAGCATCGGCACGGATGGTGACAAGGGCGGAGCTGCCGCCGATGTCGCGGATCAAGTCGCGGTAGATGTCCAGCACAGGGCGGTTGATTTTGGCGGCAAGCTGGTTCATGAGCGTCCATGCGTAAGCGTTGGCAGACAGGCTGCGCTTTTGTGAGGCCGTGCCGATGACGGCGGCAAGGGGCTTGCCCTCGTCAATGACGGCGCGGGCTTTATCGCAGTCAGCCGGGGAACATTCCAGTGTGATTGTGTTGCCGATAACAACGGCCTGTTTGATGGAGATTTGTTGCTTCATTTTCTGTGTTCAAACTCCTTTGCAACGCTCCGCCAATCATCATCGGTGAAGTCCTTAAACAACTTGCCAATAAAGGTCTTTGCTTCTGTTTGGACTGTCTTTTTGTCCTTACCAGTTCGCTGTGCATATCCTGCCAGCGCAGTTGTTGCCATGTCCTTTACGACCTGTGCGGTAACTTCTGGCGATGCTGTGACCGGCTGAGGTTCTTCTTCATAGCGCTCTTTAAATTCATCTGCTTCACTGTCGGAATAGATGCCGTCAAACGCAAGTTTGCAGATTTTTAAAACAACACGGTCAAAAAGCCTTTTATAAGCCATCGCATAAGGGTACGCATTCTTGCAATTTTGAGCGGATGCCTCGCCGACCTCGTATAAGCCTTGTTCCCTGTTGACATAAGTAAAGACAAGAGAGTTTCCGTATCCGGATTTGTCAACGGAAACGCAATCCGGATTAAACTTGTCTTTTTCGGGAAGATTGTCATTGATTTTAAGACAAGCATTGTGGTTTATTATCAAACCCGTGTACAGCATCTTTCCGTAGTTGGTTTCGTTCTTAAGAATCCAAAAATCGGATTCCTTGAGATATTTTCGTTCTTCGAGAGCCTTTAATGCTTTGTCTCGGCTGGAAATATATTTGGCGCTCTGAATCACTGGAATTTCTTGTCGAGATTTAAACGAACACTCCTTCTGCTTTTCGCCGAACATCAAATTTCATCTCCTCTGTAAAGTTTTTGCAAAAGTTCCTCCGGGATGGGAGTAGACGGTGCGGCTGGTACAGAATCATCCGTGGGTGGTGTGGTCAGGTGGATGCGGTAGCAGCTGGCTGGCGGCAGGGTCATGTCCGGCTTGCGGGTTTTCAGGTCGTAGTAGTAGACCGGAATGCCGTCTGCCAAAAAATAAGTGCTGTTCAGGCCGTATTCATGTTTTGCGAAAAGCGGTATGAATGTGCCGATGCTCTCGGAATAGATGCGGCGTGCAGCTTGCACCGCGTTGAAATAGCAAGCGCTGATGCCCTTTCCAGTGGGGATGAACTCAACAAGATGCCGGCCCTTCAAAAGTGCGTGCGCCTGTTTCAGGGCGCTGATGTCGTCAATGGTCATTTTAGTAGTCCTCCATACAGCGGGAGTCTTCCCAAGGGTCGTCCTCTTGGACATCCTCACCGGGAAAGTCGTCGGAGTTATAACACATATCACAGCCGATGATTGCTGTACCGATTAAGTAGATAGTTCCGCATTCCTCACCGCATACAGGGCAGCGGGGGCGGCGGGGCTCGTCAGGCGGGAAGGGGTTGTCTTGATGCCCCCAAAAGCTAGTCATTCGGATACCTCCACAAGGCCGCCGTTCTTCAAAGTGTAAAATGTATCAGGCTTGACGGTTTCGCCATCAACGACAACGGATTTCCACTCTTTAATGTCGTAACCGTAAACATCCTCCACAGCAATCACAAGGATGGCACCCATGCCGCCTTTAATTTTTATTTTTGTACCGCGAACAAGCCCACAGCCATTTTCACCGACAGAAACGGAGCCGCGCGAAGTAGCCGCGCCGGCATCGCCAGCCGTAGCCGCGCCGGAAACGCCAGCCGTAGCCGCGC